GCCTCCCTGAGTAGTAAAAAGCGACGCAACAAGTGTCCTGTCCTACAGTCAAAACCTGTACCACCAAGTATTTTAATAGTCTGTAGCGTATATTAACTTGTCGCCTTAATAATAATCTTCTGTGCGGCTTAGCGTCATTCGCCTGTACGAAGCCAAAGTCGGCTCGTACAGCGGAATGTGAAGCAATTCCGCAAACATCTCCATGATAGTACCAATGTACTTGTCCCACACCTCCTCTGTGTGCATAGACATTTCCATCAGCGCTACCTCCAAAACGTCAATAGCATACTGCTGCTCTCGGCGCTTGTCCTTGTTCCAGTACACAGTGTACAGGAAACTCCCAAGCTCCAAAGGGCACAAACACTTTCCGCCCGCATCAAAGGCAAAGCTACGCTTGAGGAAAGTGATGTCTTCCAGCCGCATGGTCGGGTTCCAAACACCGTCTTTACGGCCAGGGGTGTACGTCATGCCAAACTCCTTCTTCAGGGCTGCCGAAACAGTGACCTGATTGTACACTTCAACGATCTCAGGCGCGACGTTCGCAGCGTTGTCATCGCCATAGGTTATTGGAGCGACAAAGTCCCAAAACCCACACATGTCACCGGTACAAGAAATGTAGGCACCAACCAGCATGACGAGACAGTAAAGTGAGTTGACTATCGTCGTCAAAGGGTGCCCACTAGGTAATGACTTATTCCACTGGTATATGTGGCGCTGGTCATTGCCAATGCCTCCGATGTGCCTGGAGTGCATGAGGTCTAGCCACAGGACCTCCCGCACCCTGGCATTCTCAGGGCCATCGTTGTACCACGCATTGATGTGCTTGAGAATGAGCCGCAGAATCGTAGGCTGCTCGGACGTGTCAAAATGCTTGAAGTCTCCGTCGAAAACGTCAACACCCTTGCGTGACAAATGATTGGCCAAATCGGCCCACTGTGAGTACGCACACACTCCCGGAGCCATACCAGTTGCAATAGTGTGCGACATGATGCTGGTCGTGATGGCACCGAAGTATCGCCTAACAGCGACGACGTAGTCTACCGGTGCCGCGGAAATGAGACGCGTGGCGACGGCTTCAATTTTTGCTGGTGACCGCCGCTCGTCCTTCAGGAAATCCTGGAAAACGTGACTGAGGCGAATCCCCTTTTTCGCCGAGTCGATGATGTGCTCAACGCGCGCTTCCAGCTCAAGGGACGCTGGCGTCTTCAGGTCGTACTTCTCGCCCTTGCCGAAAAACTCGGTCTTGCCGTCCTTGTACTTGAGCACATATGGATAACCAGCAGAAGTGCCGCGCGGCAATGAGCGAAACTTCTCCTGAGGTATGCCTATAACGGCCTCCTCATAGCTGTAGATGTGGCGCGACGAACCAACAGAGAGCTCATTAAACTTTCTGAAAGAAACGTAAACGGCCTGTCCCAGCCAAGGCTGCCCGTAAATCAACAGCGGTGTCGCATACGGCGCAAGCGCGTTATTCATCGGGTAGACAAGCTTATCCCCGCGCCACACAGGACTGAGAATTGCCGGAGTGTCCAAATCCTCGCCCAAACGCCCATAGAACTGCTCCATTTTATAGTAGCTGGTCTTGGGGCACAAATTGACGGGGCGAGAAACGGTGCCAAGTGGCAAAAACGAGCCGGGAGTCTCAAATGGCAAATCGATTCCACTCTGGAACTCGATGCCTCGCTCTGCCAAATCAGTCTCAAAGCGGTCCTCAATGACAAGCAAATCTTTCGCAGCCGCCTCAATGATCTCCTGAGTCAAAACGTTGGCGTAGCCAGTGCTGCCCAAATGCTTGAACGCTATGTGCAGGCCAATGGCCGTGCGACCGCTAAACCGCGAGTTATCGTGCAAGCACACTGGTGCACCGCAGTTGCCCGGTTCAGTGTCAGTTTGGTACTCACAAACGCGCTTGATAATCTGCCCCTGCATACGTAGGTTCTTGCTGATCTTGCAGCTTGGAATGAACCACGGCCGGCGCTCTAGCGCGAAATTGAGACTAGCACCCTGCGGATGGTGACAAATGTCGATGACTCCGTGCTTGCCTCCTATGTATTTGAGGTCCACTTCTTTGACAAAGTTGCTCACAATGTCACGATGGGCCCTGACGTCCAAAAAGTTGACGAACTCGTAGTCATACTCCTTATTTTCCACGCGCTGTAGGTCAAGAAAGGCCTCAACACTCTTGCGAAACACGTGGTTCGGATTTAAGGCGTTTTTGAAAATCGCCTCAGCTTTAGGCGTTAGCCTGCCATCAGCAAGCGCTTCGCGCATCATGCGAGAATAATGCGCAGGCATAGCAGCCAAGCCCGAACGGAGAAAGA